TCGCGGCACGCCTTCCCGACCTGAGCGGCGATGAAGCCAAGCGTGCGATCGGCGTAGAACGCCTCGAACAGCGCGCGGCCGGTGACGTCGCCCGCCGGGGGGTAGGCGATGTTCTCGAACGCCACGGTGATCGAGGCCAGATCCTCGGCCTCCTCGCGCGCGCGCTGCTCGGGCGGCGCCAGCGCGATCTTGTTGTCGTTCTCCGACATGCGGCGCACGGCGCGCGCGGACTGCCGCGCCTCCAGCTCGGCGTACGGCTTGCTTCCAGGTCCATAGACGATGATCTGCACGGGCTTGCCGTCGTCGAACAGGAAGCTGCCGCCGGCGTCCTTGAGGTGGATGGCGGTGGTGTCGCGCACCGCGAGCGTGGTGATGTCCATGGGTATGCCTTTCGCAGGGAAGGTTGCACCGGCCCCGCGCCGCGCCTGCGAACGGGCGCGAGCCGATGCGAGAGGACCGGCGCCGACGACGCCGGAAACGGTGGATCAGGAAGCGGCGACCTTCACGATCTTCGTGTCGATCTCGATCGTCGGGTTCGCCATGATGACGGCGTCGGCGCCGTCGACGTTCTCCGGGTAGCCGAACACGCGCCCCTGGAAGTAGCGGATGTCGCCGTTCGGGTAGGTCACCCGGAAGGCGTAGCGCGCGAGGTTGTCCGGATCGCCGGCGGTACGCAGCAGCGTCTGCCCGGCATCCGCACCGTCGTGCGCGAACGAGGGCTGAAGCGAGCCATAGTCCGTCGAGCCCTTCAGCTTCTGCTTCGGGCCTTTGAGGGGCTGGAACTCGACCTTCGCCGTCGTCGCGCCGATCGTGCCGATCTTCTCGACGTTGCCGACTTCGGTGTACGTCAGGGCCGTATATCCGGCCTGGTCCTGGGAGGCGGGGGAGCCCGCCGACATCGCGAGCCCAGTGCCCGCCGCAGTCGTGGATGCCATCTCAATTCTCCATGGCGGTGAGCCGGCTCAGCCGGCGGGGTCACCCGCTCGCGCGGGGATGGGTTCAGGCGGCCGGGGCGGCCTGCGCGGCGGCCTTGCCGCCCGTCTCGGCGACGAGACCGGCGTTCTCGTAATTGGCGAACTCGCCCTCGGTGACGTCGATCGTGTCGTCTTTCTTGAACTCGCGCTCGGTGCCGGCGTCGCGGAAGTCGCGGAGGACGGTCGCCTTCTTCGTCTTGGGGGTATCGGCCATGATGCTTCTCCTCTTCAGGCGTCGGTCTCGTGGGTGACGCGGAAGTCCTGGGGCTGCTCAAAGATACCGGCGTCGCCGATCAGATCGGGGCCGGTCGCGGCGTTGGTGATCGCGAAGGGCTCGGGCACGCTGGCGGCGCTGGTGCGGCCCGCGCAGGCCCGGATCACGAGGTCGACGATCGCCTTCTGCTCGCGGTAGCTGTTGGCGCGCACCGTCACCTGCACGCGCGACGTCTCGCGCACCTTGCCAGTGCGGCGCAGCTTCAGCCGCTCGATGCGGCTTATCTCGCGCACGGCGAGCGCCGGCAGCACCGCATTGTCGGGCAGCCGCCCCGCCTTCACCATGCCGGGGGCGACCGCCGCGACGACGTCGGCGTCCGCAAGCAGCAGCACGCTCACAATCTCCACCGGCGTCATGCGTTGGGCTCCGGTTCCGGTGCTGCGAACGGACCGACGGCCGCGAGGCGCGTCGTGATGTACGACTGCGCGGCCTTGATCGCGTCGGCTTCCTTGGTGTCCAGCGCGGGGCGTAGGAACGGGTGCGGACGCGCGCCGGGATGGCGAACGGTGGGGCCGACGAAATGGCCGCCGATCACCAGCGAACCTTCGCGGACCTCCTTGTTGAACCGCTTGATCGACCGCCCGCCACGATCGGCGTCGCTGACGGTGATGAAGTGCGGATCGGTGCCGTATTCGAGCCAAGGGGCGAGGTAGGCGCCCGGCCCCTTCGTCTGCACCTTGGCCGTGATCTTGCCGTCCCGTGCGCTCGTCGTGATCTTGATCGAGGCGCGCACCTCGTCGGAGATGACACGCTCCTTAGCCTCGTCAGCGACTACGGTGGCTGCCGCGCGCGCCGCGCCGCGCAGGATATTCTTCTCCAGCGCCGCCGGCAGCTTGGCGATGAGCGCCTTCACCGAGGCGGTGCGGGCATAGGCCATCAAGCACCGCCTGCGGTCGAATAGTCCTGCACCATCATCTCGAGCGCGGCGCGACGGCCAAGCTCAATTGGCGGCGCGATGATCTGCAGGATGCGCGTGCCGTAGATGATCCGCATGTCGGCGGTGATGTCGGCGCGATAGTCGATGCGGATGCGCGCGGGACGCAGCGCGAGGTTCATGCCCTCGGACAGCCGCTCGCCCCGGCTGGGAAGCATCTCCTGCACCTGCGCCCACACCTTCGCGACCACCGCCCACGGCGTCTCGCCGGCGTCCATTGGATCGTTCGGTACGTCCTCGCCGGGGGCCGGCTTACGTTGGAAGGTGATGCGCCGATCAAGATCGCCGCGCCGAAGTGTGAACTGACTCATCGCCACTTCCGGAACGGCGACAGTAGCGTCTCCACCGTCACCGACATCGGAACCGCAACGGCCGCCGTGTTGCCGCTCGTCGTGTCGCGGTTGGCGTACAGATCCCCAACCATCAGCAGCACCGCCGCCTTGATCGGTGCCGGGATCGCCGCCACGAGCGGGTTCGCCGCTGAGTCGACGACATACCCTGCCCGGTAGCGCACGCGTGTCGCGGCGCGGCCATCGGTCGCCCAATAGGTCGACGCCGGCCAACTGCTCCCGATCGCGGGCACGAGCCGGTCGCCGAGCAGCTCGTAGCCGGCGGCGGCGATGTCGTGCCGCACACCGGCCGCGTCGAGATAGGACACCGCGTCGATCGCGATCACCGGCCCGAACGGCAGATCGTTCGCGAGATCGTCGAACCCGTCGAAGTCCACCTCGAGCGTCTGCGGGCCGATGCTCCGGCCCAACCAGCCCTGCGGCCCGTCGATGTTGCCGGTGGCGGCCGCGATCATCGCCTCGACGTCCTCCTTCTCGTCCGCGCTACCGGACAGACGGAGGCGCGCGACCGCCTCCTCGTAGGAGACGATCGCCGCCGGGGCGGTGACGACGCGTGCGCGCATCCTACAGCCCGTCGACCGCGAGCTGGTTGACCCACAGGAAGCCCGCGCCGGACACCGGCTCGACGCCGAAGCCGAGACCGGTCACCCATTCCTCGCCGATGAGCAGACCCTTCGCGCGGAGGAAGGCGAGCGCGCCGCCGAAGTCGAGCGTCCCCGTCGCGATCGCCGCTGGAGGCACGAACATGACGTAGCTGCCCTGCCGCGAGACGGTCCACTTCACGCCGGCCGCATCGGTGAAGGTGCCGACCGGCACGCCGGCCTTCGCGTAGGCGATCGCCGCCGCCGAGGCGCGCGCGAGGAAGCCGGCCTCCAGCTTCTTCGCGCTGGCGCTGGTCGGCCCCTCGTAGGCGTACAGCTCGCCGACCAGGTTGAAGTCGCCGAGCGCGGTCGACCAGCTCGTCGAATAGGCCAGCTTCAGCGTGCCGACCGCCTTCACCTGCCGGGGCTTGAAGCAGCCCTGCACCGGGCCGCCGTCATAATCGCCGAGCCCGAGCGCGGCGTAGCCGTAGACGCCCACGCCGGTCGGCGTCTTCGTCGGCCAGTACCAGGCGATGCTGGTCGAGGCCGGGAAGGCGCCCTCGCTGATCGTGATCGTGTCGGCATAGTCGACGCCGCGCTTGAGCGCCCCCGCGCCCCACGGCTGCGCGTAGGCGCCCCAGCAGCCCTTGGCGTAGAGTTGCTGGTCGGCTCGGGTGACGGTGGCGGCGCTCGCGGGCATCGCCAGTGCGAAGACACCGAGGATTGCCGCAACGCGCGACAACTTAGGTAGCCGGAACAGCGACTTGCCGTTGCTTCGGACCGCGCGATTTCGCATCGGCCGGCCGTCGGCGGGGGCCGACGACGAGACGGGGTGTTCCAGATGAAGCATGGGGTGTCGGTCGTGGCGGCGGCTGCGGTGTTCGCGGGTGCGTTCGGCGCGGTGGCGGGTGCCTACCGGATCAAATCGCACCTGCCGCACTCGCATATCGAGAGCCGCGGCATCGCCGTCCTGTCGCAGTCCGCGCAGGGGGATTTCCCGGTCGTCGTACTTGGGGACAGTATCGTCGAGCTGTCCGACACGCCCACGATGTGCGGCGCGCGTGCGCTCAATGCCGGCCTGTCGGGTGCTCGCGTCGCCCAGGTTGGGGATTTGGCGGTGAAGCTGCTCCCGGCCGAGCGCCCCAAGCTGGTCGTGATCGCGGTCGGTGTGAACGACGCCAACGCCGCCGAACCCACCGATCTCGACGCCTTCCGCGCAAGCTACCGGACGATCGTCCAGACCGCGCAGGCGGTCGGCGCGCACGTCGTCGCCCTGAACATCGAGCCGGTCGGTTCCGCGAAGTACGCGAACAGCGCCCTGTTCGACCGCGATCGCATCATCGCCGAGAACCGCATCATCCGCGAGATGGGCGTGCCGGTGCTCGATCTCGCGCAGGGCATGGCGCCGCGCGATCGCGCCGTCCTCCCCGACGACGAGACAGACGACGGCGTTCATCCCAACGCCAAGGGCTACATCGCGTGGCATCGTGTCGCCTCCCAGGCGTGCGGGACTGTGCGGGGCATGGTGACGGGTGCGTAGCATCACGGGACCGCACGTAGGCACCTCGTCAGCCCGTGACGTAGAGTTCGCCGTCCAGGCTCGTGACGGGGCGGCGGCGAACGATGTGCCGTCTAGCAAGAGCGATATGAGGACGGCGGACAGCGTCGACGTGCCCTTTCGGGCATAGCGTCTTCTGATCCTGGCCAGTTTTAAGTTCGGCTCCTCGCGCCGACATCAGGCGGTTGGTCCCCGGTGCGGACGCCGGCCTCAGCCAGTAGCGAGGTCAGGATGGATCGCGCCCAACACAACGGCAAGGCTGAGCAATACCGTCAGAAGGACCAAGACAACGACATCGCGGCACATGGCGCGACAGTGTAGCGACTGGCCTTACCGGAGCTTATAGCCTGTGTTAGGAGTGAGTATCATCTACCCCTCTTAGCGACGCGGCGCGAACTCCCAGGCGCGCCTCTTCCGCGTGAGGCTCTCGAGCGCGATGTTACCCTGCAAGCACAGGAAACTGATGAACAAGGCGCCGAAAGCCGAACCCGACCCGCCCGCGAACGTTGGCGCAAGGAGGCTGAACACGGTCACGACGGCACCGGTCAGCCCAAGCCCTTCCGCGATAGAGGGCGACAAGCCGAGGCGCGGCATGAAGCGCCACGAACGGCACGCGGCGTAGGTCGTGGCGGCATAGAACATGACGCCCCATATGCCGTACATGAACAGCATCCCGAGCATCCCGACATCGCCCGGCTGGAAGACGTAGCTCTTCGTCATCGGGTA